GACCCCAATGATGATCTTGCAATTGATGATGGCGCTCAGCCAGGCGCTCCAGGCCGCGACGGTGGGTGGGCTCCTGGATATGGAGTCACCCATTGAGTTGAGCACGTTGGGGGCTGCACACCGGCAAGCGCTGAAAGACGCGGCAGACGCGCTGGCCGCACAAAGCGAATGCTAGAGCATGGGCACATAGAGGGCGAGCCAGACCGGCGTGTCCCAGAGGCACCCAGCGAGGCTGCTGCTGCACAAACGGTAACGGTCAGTACCGGACCGACCGTGATGGAGCCGCGCCAGAACTGGACGATGACCATCCTTGCGCTACTGGTCTTCTTGGGCTTTTTTGCCGTGCTGGGGATTTTGGCGTTTAAAGAGTTGCCACCCAGCGCAAATAGTACCATCAGTGTGTTGCTGGGCACGCTCACAGCGGGGGTGAGTACCATTCTGTCGTATTACTTTGGGTCATCGGTGGGATCAAGTCGCAAGACAGAGTTACTGAGCCAGGAAAAACGGTGACTACTACAGCAGACGAAGGATGACTACGCCATGAAGTTGCGAAGAGGAGCAGTATGATGACGAGGCGGATGCGGCTCTGGACCATTGTCTCGGGACTGCACCTTGTGGTCACCGCCCCGCTCCTGGCTCAACAGGCCCCCCAGCCCCCGTCCTGTGAGGCGTTGCTACAGGAAGCCCTCGACCGGGAAGCGCGGCTGCGGCAGACGATTGGCTGGCTTGGTCCTGATAGTAACGGGAGCCAGCGGGGCCAGATTTTCTTGTTGCAAGGCCAGTACGACAAGCTGAAAGCCGACGATACCGCGAAGCAGCAGAAGCTCGACGACCTGAGCAAGCAACTTGATGCACTCAAGAAGGAAACGCCTGGTGTTGCGCAAACTCAGTAGCCTGACACTCTGCCTCCTCCTCCTGTGGACCACGCTTGCCACAGCCTCGGGCTTCAGTGGGGGTGGTGGGGCTGCGACGACGGCGCCCTATGTGTTGAGCACTGTAGATGCTACGCTGCCCAATGCCCAGAGCCTCGGCGCACTTACCACCGGCTTACTCCTGAACACCGTGAGCGGCGGCACGGGGACGCTGAGTGCGTATGGAGGGTCAGCTTGTGGGGTGGGAACTAAGGCGGACAGCATCAGTGCGAGCGGCGTTTTGTCCTGCTCCACCGCCGGTGCTCTCCCCGCCGGCAGCGGCTCCGAGCTGCAATACCGCAGCAGCGCCAGCGCGTTTGACGCGGTCACGGGCAGCAGCGTCTCGGGGAGCACGGTGACGCTGGGGGGCAGCCTTATCCTCGACAATGCCTCCGGGCTCGGTGTTGAGTTGCAGGAGGCAGGCTCCAAGCGTGGAGCTTTTGTGTACGATGTAGCAAACAACGCAGCTAAGTTGCAGGTATTCGATACTATTACTGGGCAACTTGAGTCTCGTATTATTCTGCACTCTACTGATAACACGCGTATTCTTCAATTTGCTTCACCAACAAACTATTTCTTCGGAACAGGGACGCCAGCTGCGGGCACCAACGCTGCTGGCGTCCTTGCCCTGTTCGCTGGTACCGCCCCTACCACCAGCCCAGCGGATACGGTGCAGCTGTGGGTGAGTGATTGTGCAGGGGCAGGGACGGCGTGTCTGAATATCAGGGATGAACCAGGGAATACCTTCAGCATTGGGAATGGTATTATCCGAGCCCCAGCAGGGAGTAATAGTGTTGCATCAGTTGCCGTAGGAACTTCAGCAACGGGACTTAGTAACGCAAATGGTGATCTAACCTTTGTACTAAATGGGGTAACAAAGTCTCGTGTAGCTACCGATGGCTTCTTCGAACTTTCTGGATTATCACTTGCTTTTTCGTCAGTATTTAACTCTATGGATCTATACCTTGTCCGTGATGCAGCCAATACTCTTGCTCAACGCAATGGCACCAATGCCCAAACGTATCGTCTCTCTGCCGGTTCGGGTCACGCTTATGATCGCAAATGTGATACCGAACTGCTAAGTGTCGGTAGTGGCGTGAGCACTAAAGCAAGTACCATCACTATTCCTGCTGACGCTCGTGTACAAGCTGTGCCAGTACGTGTCATTACCCAACCTGGTGGGACAACTACAACGACTGTCACTGCAACAACATCAGGGACAGCCTTTCAAAAAGGTGCAAGTATCAGCACTGTTGCGGGAACTACTGATCCTGGTACCAAGAATACTGAGGCGAATTACAATGGAGTGGCAGCACAAACTGTTACACTGACTTTTGATGCACCAACAACAGATGCTCTTGGCTCTATTAGACTTGATATTTGTCATGTGTCTAGTACACCACCAACAGCCTAGGGGACTAGTAGAATGAAACGGTTGGTGATATTTCTCATTCTATGTTTTTTGCTTCCATTAAGTAGCTATGCTGAGCAACTACGTATGCATGGTGCGAAGCCATCTGTCTCCAGTTGCGGGACTTCACCAACTGTTGTTGGTAATGATCTAAGTGGATATATCACTACTGGTACTGGCGTAGTAACATCATGCATACTGACTTTCACGAATACAAAAACGGACCCCATGTGCATTTTCATGACGGCAAGTGGCGCATCGGTAGCCTTTCTCAGTGCAGTAAGCACAACGACAGTAACGATAGGACTCACAGTGACGCTACCGAGTACAAAGATTGCATATATCTGTTGGGATAATAATTAGGAGACTTTATGCGTATATTTCTTCTCGCCGCTGGTCTGCTCTTGCTGGCCTGTACGCTGGCGCACGCCGCTGATGCAGTGACCATTGACCTCGGTGGTACGCCCGTGGTGCTGGCCGTCAACGCCACGAACAAGGCGATGCTCACCCGCATGCTCACCCGCGAGAACACCCGGCGTGCAGCCCAGGCGCCTCCGTTGGCAGCGCTGACGCTAGAGGAATTTGTGCGCGATCTGGTTATTGATATGGTGCGCGGCTACAGGGTGCAGAGCGTAGGGTTGGATCACATTGATGCGTGTACGAAGTTCAAGACGCTCACAGCAGCACAGCAAAATACGATCATCACGACCCTCAACGGCAATAGTCCGTGCCCGCCGTAGAGGAGAGGGAGCGTAACAATAGAGGGTAGCATGAGTACCGTTGTCGGCACGCCAATCTTCGTGAACATGGGCACAATCCGGATCACGGACCGGGAGTGCTGGCTGTTGCTGGGCACGGATGTCCCCGGCGTGACCGCGGGCCTCTCGATGGCGCTCGTCTGCTCCCTCCAGTTTACGGCCAGCCTCTATGCGCAGTTGGGGGCAGCGTTGCAGGAATACGTGCGTCAGGTGGACGAGCCTGCGCCAGCCGACGAACTGGCGATCCCGTTCCAGCCCCGACTGGTGCGGCATCTGCGGGATCCGGAGCCGATGCCAGCGCGACTGCCTGCCAGTAGGGTAGCGCAGCATGCCACCACGATTTTGGCTTGGCGGCGGGCAGAGGTGCCGGTCCCCGAGATTGCGGTACGGCTCTGCGTCTCGCCCTCGACGATCTGGCGCTTTTTGCAGTTTCGTGATCCGTGCCCACCTCCCACGCATAAGAGCCAATTGGATGCCTATGCCGACGTGGTCTGGCAGATGCGCCGGGAGGGACGGAGCTATAGGGCAATTGGGAACAGCTTGCACGTGGTCAAGCGGACGGTCTGGCGCTGGTGCCAGACGCACCCTGACCCCCAAAGCAACGTGAGGAGCCTGGAGGAGCATAGGAGGGCGGCACGATGAGCCAGAAACCCCGCCTTCTGGTCTTTGGTGAACTCAGCATCCCCTCGGGCACTGCTCGTGTGACGAGTAGCGTGCTCGCACACCTCGCTGATGCCTGGGACATTCACCTGTGCGCCGCGCACTGGACCGGGGACACGCCGTATCCGTCGCCATATCCCTATACCGTCTACCGGGCAGATTTGGCCGGCCCGGATGATCTCTATGGCGTGTACCGCTACCAGGCACTGGTGACGCATCTGGAGCCGAACTGCGTGTTACTCATTTGCGATGTCGGCGTGGCGCGGCAGTATCTGATGGCGCATGGCAAATTGCCGGGTTGGCCGCAGATGGAACGCCCGCCTGTCGTGGCCTATGTGCCCGTGCGGGGGATGGGCTCACCGGACACCGTGTATCTCAATGAGTGCACGCTGGTGCTCACGCCCACGCCGTGGGGTGCCCAGCAATTGCGCCGGGATGGCTATGAAGGGCCACTGACCGTATTGGCACCGGGGGTGGACCTGGGGCTGTTTACGCCCCGCCCCCGAGACGACGCACGAGCGCACTTTGGGATGGAGGCCCTGGCCACGCCGGATATCTGGATGGTGGGCAATATCGGCAAGAACATGCTACGTCAACGCCTTGATATCGCGGTACTTGGCTTCGCGTCCTGGGTGCATGCGCAGGGATTGCAAGACACGGCGTATCTCTGGCTGCAATGCACTAATCAGGGTGAGCCGTGGGAGCGGCCCTACCCTGGTGCGGGATGGGATCTCCAGCAACTCGCACGGCATCTGGAGGTAGAAGGCAATCTGCTTATGCCCCCGGCGCACCTTGCCGCCTATCAAGGAGCGCTGAGCGACGAGGAACTCTCGTGGCTCTATAGCGCCTGGGATGTGTCGCTGTCGCTGGCGGTCGATGCTGGGTGGGGGTGTGGTGCCCTGGAAGCCCAGGCATGCGGCGTGCCCGTGCTTGTCCCCCAGCAGGGGCTTTGTGCGGACTGGCATCGGGACGCTACGGGAGCAGCGACCGTAGGCCATCTCCCGTGCTGTCTGCCGCTTGTGGATCCCGTAACGGGCACGATGGGTGCGCTCGTCCATCCTGAGACGCTGGCGCAGACCCTCAACCGGATGCTCCGGGATGCGGGGGAGCGGCAGCGCTTGCGAGAGGCCGGGCTTGCGCTGGTGCAGGACGAGCGGTTTCGGTGGGAGTCTGTCGCCGCGCAGATGGCGACGTATCTCAAGGCGGCGATGGAGGAGCGGGCGTGGGCAGTGAGCGATTGAAGTTTGGCTCAGAAAACGAAGGCGGACGAGCAATGACGCCTAGCAAGAGTTGGGCAGGTTGTCTCCCTGGACCACGCTTAGAGTTACAACGACGATGGGCCAAGGCAACATTGTCCCACGTATGAGAGCCGCCATGGCTCAGTGGGAGAAGATGATCCATAGACCATGTTTGACGAGTAACACGTTTATGGCACAAATGACAAGTCCAATTATCACGCTCGGCCAGTGTCAACAGGTCGATATTTTCCACAATAGGTGCACCTCTTTTGCGGGCAGCATAACGTTGGCTCTTGGCGCTCCATTCCACAGGATGTTCTTTCACCCATCGTTGCTTAGCTTCTTCTTGCCAACCTTCTGGTTGTTGAGCGATATAGGCCAACAGGCGACCAATGCCATGGTCGGGCTTTGCTGCGTTTCTAATTTTTTGTTGCTTGATTCTTTTCTGTCGATAGGCAGTGTCTGTTCTATAGCGTTGACGCGCTCCTTTTTCGCCTTTTCGCGGATAGCTAATTCAACGACGGCTGTTTGGCTGATACTCATTTTGCTCGCCAACAATGCTAAAAGTCGCTTAGCTTCGATGCTCAGGCGCATACTGGTGGCTTGCTTCATAAAGCACAACATCCTTAGAGGAGATTGTATGTCTTTTTGCGGTACATTTCAACCCTAAATGTGCCTCTCTCCCTGCTTGCAACAGGAAGAGAGGCGTACCACACACCAGATGGCGGTCTGCGGTACACCCAGCGAGGGTATTGACAGTCTAGCTGCTTGAGAGGTGCGTGGCAACTCCTAGGATTGTGTACTAGAAATATATAGTATACATAGGAGTAATTCTTTATGACCGAAGCCTGGAAGGGCCAGGGCACCATTATTCAAGTCAGCGATCTTGCCAGTGGCTCCGTAGACAACGACTACAACCTGGTCGAAGAACTCCGCATCTCGAATGACACCGACCGGGCGGAAGAACTGGACGCTTCGAACCATGACACGGTCGGAGCCTACCGGGAGTTCGTGTCCGGTTTTAAGGACTTCCAAATAAACCTCGGAGGCAACTGGCTCCCGCATAAAGCCTCCCATCAGACCATCGCCACCATCTATGCGAGTGGCGAGGCCCGCCAGTGGCGCATCCGCTGGCCGCAAACGACCCCGAACTGGCAAATGGTGATCACAGCAAAGGTGCTCGAACATTCGCATACCTACGATGCGAATGCCATTGCGAGTCACACGTTACGACTCAGGCCGAGTGGGGCACCAGTGTATAGTACCTGGAGCTGACCTTAACTCGTTTGTTTACTTACACTTAGCTGTGTGGTCTAAGTATAAAAGGTTCATAAGCTTTTAGCAACTTATTTAAGAGGAACGATTTGGATTAAGCCCTAAGCATGTACGACAGAAGCGTTGCCTGCCATGGCCAGCACGCATCAGGACCACCCGAGCGGTACACCTTGGCCCAGAAGCGTTCTTCCTGTGTGGCAAACGTCTCACGCAGGGGCACATCGGCGAGGGCATCACCGTGGCGCAGCAAACGATGATAATGAGGGCCGCACAAGCCTTGTGCTTTATGGGGACGATGACAGTCAGAAACAGTACAGGTCTTCATGGGCAACCTCCACATAAGGTTTCTGGTAGGCGATTGGGCTCCCCGTGTATGTGGCACCGAGACTTGCGAGCGTTAGCTAGACGCTACCCAATCGTAGGAAGTATACAGGCTAGATAGAACCTCGTCGAGAAAAGTATATAGCGTATGTCCTGGCGCGGTCTGTGCCAGCGCAAGGGATCAGCGTTCCTCGGCACAGGTGCTAGGTGAGGTATGGGCTTTTATTGGCCGTTTACCATCCTCAAAGACATCAATCAACGGCTACAACGCATTGAGACGCAACTGAGCGTCGTACATGGAAGGATTATTGCTATGGCCGGTGAACTGGATGCGATGGAAGCCATGGTCCGACACAACAGCGATGTGACCGATTCTGCCATGACGCTGTTGGTGGAACTCAAAATGAAACTCGACGAAGCGATTGCCAGCGGGGATATGGCGCGGGTCGCCGCATTAACGGCAGAGCTTGGCGCAAAAACGCAAGCCCTGGCGGATGCCATTGTGGCCAACACGCCAGCGGCGCCGTAACGCACCGAGGGATCGCTTGGCGCGTGCCTCTGCCTTCTCCGAGAGGCACACGCCCCCTTCTCAGAAAGGACGGTCTGTGGTCGAGCAAGGCTATGAAAATGGAGTTGTAGGAGCGCCAACAGGTCCATCTGGCAGCACAGGCGTGCTCATCGACCTTGATAAGCCCCGCCGTATCTCCCTCAATCTCTGGACGGTATACCAGGCTGAGCGGGAGTGGGAGCGGCGCCAAGGACTCAAGCAAGGAGCGGAGTCGTTTTTGCGCCCGCTGTTGCTGGACCCCTATGCCAGTATTCCGATTACCAAACTGATCTTGTGGGTCCTGTATGGTCTTAAACACTTTGATGATCTCGTGACCTTTGAGGAGGTGGCAGCTTGGTTTGATTATCGCTTGTTGGATGAGGTCATTGCCAAGGAAGGGCAAGCGGCACAGGTGTCAGCCTCTCTCGTGCCTGCAATCTCTGAGGCGCTGCCTTTCCAAGAGGGCATCACGCTCACGCTCAATAAGCCCTATCGGTATCGCCTGAATTTTGCGGCAGAATATTTTGCTGCCCGCGAATATGAACAACTCTTGGAATTACTGCCAGAAAGCACCCAGATTGCGGATTTAATCGCCGATTATCTCCATGCCACGCACTTGCTGGTCTTGATCCGTAACGGCTTGCGGACGCCACTCGCCCCGCCACCCTTGACCTTAGAACAGGTGGGACGGGCGATTCCGTTCTTACAGATTTTTCCGGTCGTGCGACTCGTAAACGACGCCTGGATTGCGGCACATCCACCGCAGGCCGTGGAGCAGCCGCCCACAGAGGAGACGCGCCCTGCGAGCCCCCCGGACTTGACTGGCGCGCCCTCTGGGGACGCGCTCGCCTCGACTTCGGGTTAACGGACACAGAATTTTGGGGACTGACCTGGCGTGAGTATGACGCGCTCATCACGGTGTGGCAAGAACGCGAGGCCCGCGCAGACCGCCGTGCGCAGGCCATCATGTGGATGTTTGCGGAAATCAACCGAGATCATAAGAAAAAGCCTGAGTCATTTACCCTGGAGGATTTCCCGATTCATCAGTGGTCACGAGTGACACCTAGAGACACTAAGCATACGCACCCTTCCTCTGAGCAACTGTCCCCCGCTGAGACGCAGGCATGGTCGGAAATTACGATGCTCCGGGCGATGACGGCGACGGTTTATGGCAAGGACGCCGCCGAGCTGCAAACGAAGAAGCAGCGGAAAAAGGCCAAGAAGCACGACAAGGCATAGCGAGACGAGACGATGGCGGAAGAAGCAAATGCAGGCGTAGTGCGATCACAACTCAGCCTCGACGTGAGCCAATGGCTCCAGGGCTTGCGGCAAGCACAGAGCGCGACGGATGCGTTTCAGCAACGCCTTTCCCAGGTGCGCCTGCCAGATTTCCAATTGAACACCGGCCAGCATACGCAGGGTTTGCGGCAGATGGAACAGTCGGTGCAGGCCACACAGACCGCCTTTAGCGGCATGACCGCCTCCATTGTGCGTGGCGGTCTGGCCCTCGCCGGCATCTATAGTGGCCTCCAACTCGTGCGGTCTGGTGTGAGTGGCCTCGTAGACAGCGCTGTACAACTCCAGCGCCTCGACGCCGCGTTTACGGCTATCACCGGCAGTAGCGCCGGCGCCCAGCGCAGTATGGAGTTTGTGCGCACGACCGCTGACCGCTTGGGCTTCTCGGTGCTCGCGCTGGCGAATGCCTATAAGGGCTTTGAGGCGGCGAGTCAGGGGACAGTCTTGGCAGGCGCCGAAACCCAGCGCATCTTTACCTCGATTGTCACCGCAGGTCGTGCGCTGCAACTGTCCCAGAATGACATCCAAGGCGTGTTACTCGCTGTCCAGCAAATTATGTCCAAGGGGACGGTCAGCAGTGAGGAGTTGCGCCAACAACTCGGTGAGCGTCTCCCCGGCGCGTTTCAGATTGCCGCGCGGGCCATGGGTGTCACCACGGCTGAGTTGTCCAAGATGCTGGAGACTGGCAGTGTCCTGTCCACGACCTTCTTGCCTCGCTTTGCCTCCCAACTCCAGCGGGAACTCGGCCAGAATGCGGCAGCGGGCGTGCGGACCTTTACAGAATCCTTTGCACGCCTCGGCAATGCGTTCACCGAGGTCGGTGGCACCCTGAATAAAAGTGGTGTCCTGACGTGGCTCGGCAGTGTGGTTGACAAGCTCGCAGACATTATTAAGGCTGGGCCAGACGCTGCAAAAGCCTTAGAGGACGTCCAGAAGAGCATAGGGCAACAGGAAACACGCCCGCTTGCACAACGTGGGTTGGCAGCGACACCGCAAGAAGAAGCTGCCCTTGGGAAAACCAGAACAGACCTTGAGCAGACACGGGCTGATCTCAGGGCGTTAGAGGCACGCAAGCGTGAGCTTGAGACACGGCAACCTCCTGAGTTAGGGGTCATGGCTCTTCTGAATGATGATATACGTGCCGCGACAGCACGTATTGCCGACCTTGAGCAACGCCTGGCCACGGTGCGACAACAAACCACTACGGCGGCGGAGCAGCGCCGGGACGTGGCAGGGCTTGGGGAGCCGCCTGACGTTGGCGAAGCCTTCCAACGGGGGCAAGAAGTCAGTCGCCAGGTCCGCCAGATACGCCAAGAGATTCAGACGCAGGTGCAGAGTATCAGTGAGCAACTCCGTAAGGCTGACGACGAGATTGCGGGGGCAACAAGCGGGCAACAGCGGCTGAAAATCTGGCAGGACTTGCTGGAGAAGATTGACGAGGCCATTAAGAAGCTGAATAGCACCATTGCCGGCAGTGGTGTGTCTGAGTTGTTGCGGGCTACAGGCGCGGGCGCACTCCCTGCCTTACCACAGCGTGAGCAAGAGACCATTCGCCGTATCGCGCAAACCCAGAATGTGGACCCCGAGTTTTTGGCGGCACTGCGCCGGGCGGAAAATGGCGGACCAGGGCGTGAGTTTGGCGTCCTGTCTGTGTCAGCACCCACCTATGAAGACCAGGCCCGCATTGCCGCACAAACCATTGCGGCCAATCGGCAGCGCTTTGAAGCACAAGGACGCACAGCGGTTGATCCTACTTCTGGGCGCTATACCCCAGACTTCATTCGATTCTTTTCCAATGTCTATGCGCCTCTCGGTGCGGCCAATGACCCTACAGGCCTCAATCAGGCGCATGCGGGCAACTTGCTACGCTTCTATGGGGCAGGAGGGACTGAGGGGCCACTCCAGGCGCTAGAGGGCATTCGTGGCACTCTTCTCCAACGGGTACGTGACGCTGAAGGCGACCTTACCAAGACCAACGTTGCCCTGGGGTTGTTCGCTGGTCGTGTTGAGACGATTACTGCTGGCTTACGTACCGCCCGTGAGGAAGTGGACTGGCGCGATCCGCTCACCCGCAATATTGATTACCTGCAAGAGTTCCTTACCCGTCTGGAAGCGGGGAGTCGTCTAGATTTCATTGACCCAAAAGCCGAAGCTGCCTTCACAGTCCAATTGGCTAGTATGCGCAAGCAACTGGCGGAGTTTCAGCAAGAGCGCGAGCGGCTTCAAGGGCTGGGTGTTCTCCCGACAGACCCGCTCACGTCCGCCCGCAACCAAATCCGCCAGCGTATCGAAAACGAGCAAAAAACCTTTCTCGCTGGCCTTGCCCAGGATCAGGCAAGCCTCCGCGCCCAACTCACCATTGAGAATCTGGCGTTACAACAGCCCGACTTGGCGCAACAGCTCGGCATCACCCTCCAAACGGAAGCAGGCCGGGCCATTCCCAGTGCCCGCGCCCAAACCGCAGCGCGGCTATTACCACAGATTACCGCTCTGCCGGAAGATCAGCAGGCCGGGGCCATCCGTGCGGCGCGCATTTTACTTGACCTGCAAGACCGTCTCTATGGCGAGGAAGCCCTCCAGAACATCACGCAGCAAACCAGTGCCCTCCAGGCACGACTGCGCGTCATGGGGCAATCGCTGGTGGCACAACAGCGTGAAGCGTTGGTGCAGGAGCAGATTCAGCGCTTGATTGATCGGGGCATTCCGGTGGAGCCAAAGACCGAGGCGGCGATCCGTAGCCAGGCAGGCCACCTCGTCCAACTGCAACACGCCCTCGAAGGCGCCCAGCGCCCCCTGCAAGCGTTCGGCGAGAAATATGAGTCTACCTTTGTCAAGATCCAAGAGACGACGCTTGGCGCCCTGCAAAAGACCGAATCGGCCCTCGTGGACTTCTTTAGCACCGGCAAGTTTGACTTCGCCGGTCTGATGCAAGGCATCCTGCGTGACCTGCAACAGATGACCACCCGCACCCTCTTTACCAAGCCGCTGGCGGGTGCCCTCGATAGCCTTTTTAACAACACGGGTGCAGGGGGCTTCCTGCGAGGGCTTGTCGATAAGCCAGTCGAACTCGCACAGGGAGGCCTCGTGACACGCCCCACGCTTGCCCTCCTCGGGGAGCGTGGTCCTGAGTGGGTGGTCCCGATGGCCGAGGGCGGCATGGTGGACTGGTGGGGTGATACCGCCAGTACCGCAGAGGCGCGTACCGCCATCGAAGCACGACGTGCCGCACTCGAGGCCATCTATGCTGAGGCAGAGCGTCGCTTCCAGCGCTCACGCTATGCGGGCTTCGGCGCTGCGGTGGGCAGCGGTTTGGGCGCAGCCCTAGCCAACCTGATTCCTGCGCAGGACGTGAACGCGGAGCAGCGCGACTACGAGAATCAATTTGTCGCCCGCACAGACCGGGGCACGGGCCACATCTTCATCCACGGCATCGATGCTTCCTCCAATATCAACTGGGCCAGCCGCGTGCCTGGCGCAGTGGGATATGTGCGGCCTCCACAGATTGATACCATGCGGCAGATTGGGCGGCAGATTCTGGGGTTGATTGGGAGTCTTGCCGGCGCCTATGCAGGGAGTGCAGCGGGCAGTGCCTTGAGTGGCAGCGGGGGTGTGGAGAATCCCCCCACTAACCTGGCGGGGGACAACGCGCAGTTTGCGCTGGGCGGCATCGCTGGCCTCCAACGGGGAGGCCGGGTCCACGGGCCGACGCTGGCCCTCATCGGGGAAGCCGGCCCGGAAGCCGTGGTGCCTCTGAAGCGTGGCGGTATCCCGGCGATGACCGACCAGTACGGACGCCTGATGGCGCACCTGCCCAGCGGCGTGGAGATTCCCATCCTGCACACGCCGCGCTTTGCGGATGGCGCCCTGGTGAACGGCGGCTACACGGCGATGTCGCCGGCCATGTGGGCGAGTATGCCACAGGGAACCAATGGGGGCCGTATGGGGACAGGTCCCATGCTCAACCTGACGATGCACGTCCATGGCGTCCAGGACACGCAGGGCTTCCGGGCCACAGAGTCACAAGTCATGCGCCGGGCGGCGCAAGAGTTTCAACGGCAGTGGGCAAGAAATTCGTGAGGGAAGCCGATGGTTCTCGCTGCATTTCGTGAGGTGCGCCTGCCTTCTTATCTCGCGTTCGGTTCGACCTTCGGCCCTGAGAGCGCCACCGAGTTGGTGCCGTTTTCCTCGGGGCATGAGGCACGGACGGTGCTCTGGCCCCAGCATCGGCACCGGGGGGAACTGCGATATCACAACCGGACGCTAGTGCAACTGCAAGCGCTGGATGCGTTCTTTCGGGTGTCGCGGGGGCGCGCCATGGGCTGGCGTTTCCTTGACCACAAAGACCATGTGGCAACGCAGCAATTTGTTGGCATCGGCGATGGCGCCACAACACAGTATCAACTCCTCAAAATCTATGATAGCGGGCTCCAAGCTGATCAATACGTCAGAATAATCACGAAGCCTGTTGGCATCGATATGCCATATGGTTCCACAGAAAATACGGTCAAGCTGTACCTTGATGGGACGCTCTTAGAGAGCGGTTATGGCGTGGACTATACCACTGGTCGTATCACGCTGGCGTTTCCTCTTCCAGTGGGCGTGACGCTTACAGCCTCTTTTCTTTTTGACGTACCCTGTCGCTTTGACACCGATTACTTGCCCCTGAGTTTGTCTACTCCTGCGGTAGGGGGCACGGCCAAATCAGCCCCTATTGTAGAATTGTTGCCTTTTGTAGATTTCCCAGCAGAATTGGCGGCCTAAGATGATGGTGGAAGGGAATCTGTGCCAACCACATTGGACTTTGCAAACGTCAGGTTGCCCACAGCCCTCAGTTTTGGCTCAGAGTTTGGCCCGGAGTTTGCCACAGATGTCGTTACGCTTTTGGAAGGCGCAGAGCAGCGCAATAGTCGATGGCGCGAAGACAAACCACGCGGGGACTTGCGCTATAGCGTGCGCACGCTGGCCTATCTTCAACAATTGTTGGCCTTTGTCCATGCGCGGCGCGGGGAAGCCCAATCCTGGCGGTTTAAATGGCATCTTGATTACCAAGGGACACAGCAATTTGTTGGCATCGGCGATGGCGCCACGACGCAATACCAGCTCCTCAAGATTTATGATTCGGGGCCGCAAGAATTTCAATATATCAAGAAAATCCGCAAACCTGTCGGTCCTGGATTCCCCATCGGGAACACCTACGATAGTGTCATCCTTTACCAGGATGGCGTGCAGATGTTTTTCGGCGGCTATACTATCGACTACACCACGGGGGGGATCACGCTGGACAACCCCCTCGCTTTGGGTGTCACCCTCACGGCTACGTATGAGTTCGACTGGCCGATGCGATTCGCCAGTAGTACGTTTCTCACCAGCCTCCAGGCCATTCTCACGCGCGCGGTGCAGGACGCGACACTCTCTCCCGGCCCGCCACAATATTTCATTCTGGCGGATCAGTCGGGCGCCTGGTGGTTCTACTGGATCGATACGCGGGGAGCGATTGCCCGTCTCGATGCCCCCCCGCCGATTCCGCCGTTTGAGGGCATTACCGTGGGACAACCTCCCTCGTGGCTGGGGGTTTCCGATGAGACGACGCTCACATGGTACCTGTTCCCTGATGAGATGGGGCAACTCAGCATCGATAGTGTGCCGCCCCCGCTCGGGACAGGCATCAACTATAACGTGCCGCTCCCGTTCCCATTGGCCGGGCCACAGCTCCGGGGCGAGGATGGACAGACGCTCTACACGCTGGCCGCTGATTCTGCCGGACAGATCTATGTGTATCACACCGTCACAGAGGAAGCCGCTGCCGCGTTCGACGCACTGGGAGAGACTGAGCCGATTCCCGTCATCGGAGTAAAATAGGGTCATGAAAGCCGCTACGCCAGGCATGGCCCTCCATCTCGTACAACCCCTGACCACCATGGCCAAGTGTTGCCGCGTGCAGTGGCAGAATGGCACGGTGCTGGCGTTCACCTCGTTTGATGAGGCCCTGGTCATTGAGGGCGATACCTATACGCCGATGCCCGGCATGCAGGATTTTGCGGTGCAGACACACAGTAGTCTGGCCGTGGGCAACACGGATATCATGGGCGCCATCGACGATGACACGATCAAAGCCGAAGATATTGAGGCTGGCCTGTGGGACTTCGCCGAGGTGCGCTTCTTCGAGGTCAACTGGCAGGACTTGAGCCTCGGGCAACTCAAGCTGCGTCGGGGATGGGTCGGCGAGATCAAATTGGCGCGTACGCTGTACGTGGCAGAGTTGCGCGGGCTCATGCAGGCGCTGGTCCGGGAGATCGGGGATACGATTAGTACGACTTGTCAGGCCGATCTGGGAGACGCCCGGTGCAAGGTGGACCTGGCACCGCTGACGGTGACCGGAACCGTGACGAGCATCGCCGACAATCGGCGCATCTTTGGCGATAGCGGGCGCACGGAGGCCGAGCACTGGTTCGACCAGGGCGTCCTTACCTTCCTGACAGGCCAAAATGTTGGAAGGCGAATCGAGGTAGAGTATTTCTCGCCTACAAATGACTTTGTGTTATTTCTTCCTATGAGACACGTGATCCAGGTGGGTGATCAGTATAGCGTCTATCCGGGCTGTTCAAAATCATTAGCAGATTGTAGGGACAAGTTTAACAATGTTCCGAACAATCGTTCGTACCCTTTTGCGGCCATAAGCGATCAGCTTCTCAGCTATCCGGATTCCCACGTATAGAGAGGACCAACTATAAAGGAAGACGAAGTTGTACTTTTGGGATTCTATCGCTTCTATCTGGACGATCAGTTATTGGATATTTAGGACGTTTATAATATTTATGTCTTATAGCGCTTACAACGCTTGGGCTTATATGAAACATAGAGGCAATTTCTATTTGAGGCATTCTATTAAGCAATTGTTCAATCTCGTTTATACTAGAATCACTCAATACTGCTTTTCTTCCAGCGCGTTTTTCGGCATACAAAAGATCTTCCATGTTTTCTTGTTGCGTTCCAGGATAGCAGTGCTTGGGGTTACAGCACCAAGCGTTATCGCACGTATGATTCCCTTGCATACCTTCTGGCATAGGTCCATAGGTCAATTCCCAGGCCATAACGTGAGCAGGACAGGCTTTTTTAGCACGCAGGCGAAAAACGCCATGGCCAAATTTGCCTGTCGCTCCTTGCCAGGGCCAGCACTCATCTGGACCACGGCGATCTACAAGTTTCCAGAAGCGAATAGCAATATCTTCTGGTGGTCTTTTCCGTTCGCATTGTTCAGAACAATACTGAACATATTTTCCGCGAATACGGCTCCGTGTACGTTGAAACGATTTCCTGCATGTATAGCATTGCAACTCGACTTGTGCAGCAGCCGTTTGCGCCTTGCCTCGACAGGCACGAGAACAAGACTGTACTCCTTGTCGATGGTTCTGAAACGATTTGCCGTAATGCTGACAAACGTATTGCATCTGATCACCTTCCATTGTGGTGTATGTGGGGCGCCGGGCCGCTCGCGCAATGGACACGAACGCTTACGAGGGCTAGCTAGGCTCTACCCGGCGTTGCAAGTATAGCAAATTGGCCTAGAAAGAGAAAGCATGATCGACCGCCATGCCATCCTCACCACGCTTGCCACGCTGATTGGCGTGCCTTTTTGTCACCAAGGACGCACGCGATCTGCGGGATTGGATTGTTTAGGTGTGATCATGTTCGTGGCGAAAGAGCATGGCATTCCGCTGGAGGATATGCACGGCTACCCCGCCGCAACAGACGGGATGCTCCTCAGACAGGAGTGCCAACGGCAGCTTGTGGAGATCCCCATGGCGGAGGCCGTCCCCGCAGACGTGGTGCAATGGGCCGAACCAACCCCTTTCGGAGGCAAGCCCCGCCCACCCTGCAACCTGGCGCTGCTGGGGTGGGAGAACGGGCACGTGACCATGATCCATGCGATGGTGCGGTATGCGGCTGTCATGACACATGACTATGTGCCCCCATGGCCGCGCCTGGTACGGTGGGCGTATCAGTTTCCTGGCGTGGGACCATGGCTGCCTAGAGCAGGAGAAATGGTTGAACAGGCTTAAGCGGTGGTTTTGTCCCCTTCTTGCTATTACAACTGCGGCATGCTGGCACAATATTGCTGAGTGTATAACAAAAAAGACTATGTATCTCAATAGTATAGAAAGTATTAATCTTGGGTAGAATAGCCTGGGAAGTTGCCAATATTGCAGGTTCCATTGTCGCGGCGGCCTATGGCGGCCCTTTTGCCGGGGCCGCCGCCTATGCGGCTGGGGAGGCAGTCGCAAATTTTCTTTTGTTCCCCCCCAGCAGCGAAGCCTTCGGCCCGCGCCTGGGCGACCTGGCGACGCCGCAAGGCAGCGTGATTCGCTCGTTCCGCCCCATCGGCTGGGGGCGCTGCCGCATCCCTGGCAAGATGATCTGGCAGTTGGGCAACCAACTCCAGGAGCGCATCAGTCGCCAAGGGAGCGGCATCAAGGGCGGTGAGGGGCAAACGACCTACAGTTACAGCACCACAGCGGCCTTCCTCTTTGGCCAAGGTCCCGCCGTGTCGATTACGCGCCTGTGGGGTGATGGCAAGTTGTTCTATTCGTGGGACGGCGTCAATCCCGCCACGGCGAAAGAGAAATACCCCGGCGTCGTGCGCGTCTACCTGGGGGAAGAGACGCAGGAGCCGGATCCCACAATCCAGGCCGGGCGTGCCACAATTAGCGGTTATGCCATGACCGCCGGCGGTACGGGCTACGTCGTAGGAGATACTGGCGGCATAGGGGGTGGCAATGATGACCTAGGCTACAAAGTGCTCACCATCGGGGGTGGAGGCGCTGTCCTGAGTGTGCAACTCTTTGGCGGGACGGGCTACGTCATCGGCCCCAGCTACCCCTTGCATCGGGGTGGCGTGCAGGAAGGGCACGGCACCAATGCATCCCTACACATCACGAGCATTGCCAGCGGTACGACGCAAGTGCCAGCGTGGCGCGACAGTGTGTACGTGCTGCTCAATAACATGCCGCTGGCGGACTTCGGCAACCACCTCCTGCTCCCCACCGCAGAAGTGAATTTTACCGCCTCGCCCATTCCGATCGCCACGATCTTGCACAGCCTCTGTCTGAGCGCCGGCCTGGAAGAGGGACAAATCGACGTGAGCCGCGTCGAACAAACGGTTGAGGGCTATGTGTTGCTGAACAGGCCCTCCGCCCGTGCCGCCATCCAACCGCTCCTTGACGTGTTTCTCATTGATTGCGTCGAGACCGATGACCAGATCATCTTTGTGCCGCGCGGCCAAGCGCCCCTGTTCACCATCCCCCAGGCCTGCCTGGGCGCACACGAGGCGCAGGAGCCGGTACCCCCACCGCTGAGCCTGACGCACATGCAGGAGATCGAGATCCCGGCCCGCGTGGAGTTGAGTTACATGGATCGGGAACGCGATTACGACTGGAATATGCAACCGGGTGAGCGGGTGGCGCGGCCTGTCCCCACGCAATTCAGCCGGCGCGTGCGGCAGATCCAGGCGCCCATCGTCATGTCCCCCGACGCGGCGAAGCAGCAAGCCCTCAAACTCCTCTATAACAGCTGGATTGGTCGGGACCAGGGGGCCTTTGCCAGCAGCCGGGCCTTGGCACGGCTCAATCCCACCGACGTGGTGAACATCCAGACAGATGCGCTGCACACGCTCCGCCTGACGCAGAATGATTACGGCGCACAGGGACTCCTCCGCTGGCAGGGCGTGAGCGAGCAGGCGAGCGTCTTTACGAATACCACGCAAGGACTGTCGTCTCCAAGCACGACGCACTTCATTGCGACGCCGGAACCGACGACACTGCTTGTCCTCGACACCTCTATTGTGAGTGCTGCAGATGATGACACCGGCCTGTATTTTGCTGTGGCGAGTGAGGATGTACGGTGGCGCGGGGCCGCGGTGTTGCGCTCGGTGGACGGGGTGAGCGACTGGCAACCTGTCGCAACCTTTCAAGCCATCGCTCGGCATGGGGTGGCGGCGACGGTGCTCGAGGACTGGCCAGGCTACAATACCTGGGACCGGGCGCACACGGTGGATATCACCATGACGGCTGGCGTGCCTGAGAGTTTTACCGAGGCGGCGGTCCTTGCAGGGCTGGCGCGGGCGGCATTGCTGGGCAATGAGATCCTCTACTGGCAAAATGCTACGCAGTTGGACGACGTGACCTGGCGTCTCGATACCTTATTGCGTGCCCGTCGTGGGACCGACTGGGCGACTGGCGACCACGAGGAAGGCGAGGCGTTCATCATCTTGGATTCGGAGACGATCAAGCGCTACGCCGCACCGCCCTCAGACTTGAATCAGACGCGCTATTACAAGACCGTCTCCTCTGGCGAAAGCATCGATGATGTGAGCGCCGTAGCCGTGGTGAATCAGGGCCGCGGGCAAATCTGTTTCAGTCCTAGTCATCTCCGAGGGACACGCAATAGTAGCAATGATATTGCGGTGACGTGGCGCCCGCGCACGCGCATTCCCTGGACGCGCATCGCTGGCATCGCGGGGCCGTTGGGCGAACGGGAGGAGCGCTACGTCGTGAGCAGCATTCTCGGCCTGGGGAGCCCTATTGTATTGCGGAGTTGGAACCTGACAAGCCGGACGGTGACGTATACAGCGGCAGAACAGACGGAGGATGGCCTGGTTCCAGGCGATCCGGTCTATCTCCGCGTGCAGCAAGGAAACGACTATACCGGCGCAGGCCATCCGACTGAAGCTGCGCTCTAGGAGGATGTGATGACCACAACCCCGCGTCTCGGTCTTGAATTGATCGACGATGACGAGATTCTGGGCTACGTCAGCGCTAACGAGGCTACCAACCGCCTCGGGATACTCGTGCAATGCACGGTCATCCGCCGCGACCTCGCCGCACCACCAGGGAGCCCCGCCGAAGGGGACCAGTACATTGTCGCCTCCTCGCCTACGGGTGCGTGGAGTGGGCATGCCACCCACCTCACCACGTTCCTCGGTGCCGCCTGGATCTTCATCACGCCCCAGGAGGGCTGGCATGCGTACGACCAGAATACCAATGAAGAAATTATCTTTAGCGGGACGGCCTGGGTCGCGTTCTTTGGCGGCGGCGGTGGTGGGGATGTTCTCAGCGTCTCCGCGGGCAACGGATCGCTCACCATTACGCCTACGACCGGATCAGTCTCGGCCATTATGAATATGGCGAACAGCAACACGTTCACCGTGCCACAAAGTATTGACCTGAGCGCGAACGGCCTGACGAATCTCCTCCTAAAGCGGCACTCTGCGGACATCACTGGCAAGTTTGTGGACTTCCAGACCGCCGCCGGGGCCTCCCTCCTGAATGTGTCGCATGGGGGGACGCTGACGTTACGACCTCCCTCTGGGACCATCGTGCAAGGCATCAATTATCTCATGCTTGGTCCGACGACGTACGACACGGGCACCACGTATTTTGCCTACAACGACTTCAACATCCTGAATGACCAGATCACGATCGATGACAGTGGCGGCCCCACGAGCGTAGGGGTGAATGGATGGTCGTTCGTGATGAAATCAGGCGGCAACGACAAAGGCCAGAAGCATGCTATGCACGTTGGGCAGCATCATTATATCGCGTCGAATCCTGGTGGCAATCGGGATTACATCGCGCTGAACGCCGACATGGTCGTTGACGTGAGCGATGGCGGGACGAATACAGGCGCGGGCGCCCAGGGCATGATGACCGCGGTGGCGTGCAACTTGTTCGCACTGTCTGGTGCCGTCAACTACTTTGGTATGGGCTGTGTCGAGTTCGGCATGCTCAATTACGCCGGCTCGTCCATGCGCTATCGGCTGGGTGCAGGGGTGGTGGATTACGGCATGGGCGGAGGGCAGGGGGCAGACCTGGATGCCGCGATCGCCATTGGCGCGGCCGGCAGTGGCGGCTGGAATTATGGGCTGGTCTTCGCGGAGATTTACGGGGGGGCGCCAGTGACGACGGGCGGGACGATGATCGGAGCTCGTGGCACGCGCACCGTGACCCACGGCATCGATTTTTCCGCCTGGACCTGCTCCGGTAATTTCCTGATGGGGCCTGCCTCCTCCTTCTTGGTCGCTGGCTCAGGCGCCACGACGATTGCCAGCAGCACAGCGTTGAGTCTGTTGCTGTCGGGGACTGGCCAAGCCACGGCTGCCCTGAATACGGCGGGCAACCTGGGGGGGGCGCTCGTACTCAAAGACAACGGCGCCGGGAATAATAATGGGGGCGCAGTCATTTTCGCCGCGAGCCAGGGACGGTTTGCCGCGATCAAGGGCTTACTGACGAATGGCGCGGACAACACCCAGGGAGCCATCGCCTGGCTCACCCGCACGGTCGCGACCGACAGCGCGTTGTCCGAGGCGGCGCGGATTCAGGGGGGGCTCATGGTCGGGGCCACGGTGGACCCGGGCGCCGGCAACGTGAGCCTGGCAAGCCTCTATCTGCGCGACACGAGCGCCGCGCACTTTGTCCCGGTGGTGGCAACGAGTTCCATCACCTTGACGGCAGACCGCACGCTCACCGTGGATATGCAAAATGTGGCGCACACGCTGAAACTCAGCGCGACCGCAGACACGGTGACATTCCCCGACAGCAAGGGCAGCACGGTGACGCTCCCAGGCACGCTGTCCAAGACCCGGCCCAACGAGACGATTACGAACAGTGCCACGGATGTCGATTTTGCGTCAATCTACACGATTCCTCAAAACATGCTCACCACGGGCACACACCTGCGTGTCGAGCTGGACTATACCTACACGATGTCCGGGAGTCCCACAACGTCGTTGCCCTATCTGAAATTGGGCGGGACGAAGGTCTTTGCCACGGCAAGCAGTGTCACCTTAACCGCAGGGTCTACCCGCCATGTGACCTTGATTCTGCATATCTATGGCACCGCAGCGCCAGGAGGCGCAGTGAACGTGGAAGTGAGTAACGTCAGTACGTTTCTCAACAACACCAACCATAATAACACGGCGACACAGGCCCTGGATACCAGTGGGGCAGGCGGATTAAGTGTCGTACCAGGGATTACCTGGGGGGCCACCGGCAGTGCGGATACCATTGTTCTCAGGAACGCCACGGTGACACGTCTCGCATGATGGCATGCAGAGGAGTCAGAAAGCTATGCACAAGAAACCCAGACCTCTTCCACACGGGTCTCTTCCTTCAAATGGCATCGCTGCCCCGAGTGCACTGGCACCGGCGCCCCAGCACCCAGGGCCGGTCTTGCAGTTGACGCCGCAAGACCTCAAGGACCTGTTCGCACTACTGGATGAATTCCCACACAAATTCGCCAATGTCATCGATACGATCAAGCAGAATTGCATCGCAAAGTTTCAGGCACAGAATCCTGCGGCGTCTCCTGTGCAGCCACCGCACGAAGGCCAGGAGTAACGAGACAAGGACAGCAGTTTGACAACTCTCCGTCCTGAAGGACGGAGTTTCTCAGAGGTGTTTGATGAAGCTCTTTCGTCCCAATGCTTTGAGGTCCTCTCTTGGCTGGGTCCTCCTCGTTGCCGTGCTAAGCGTCGCTGCTATTACGGGCAAGCGCACGCTCATGCAGGAGGACATCGGGCTCTACAACGCCGTGCTCAGTAGCCCTGGAACGCTCAGTAGCGCCACCCTGAGTGCTGCCATCACCACGCTGGGTACGACGAACAAACGGACCCTGTGGCTGACGCAGGGCAGTTGGTCCCTCACAACCGATCACACGATTCCCGCGAACATCCAGCTCTGGGTGCCGCACGGCACCACCGTCAGCATTGCTAATGGCAAGACGCTGACGCTAGCGGGGTGTCCCAAGCTGGATGCGCCGTTGTGGTTGGCCCCAGGGACCACGGGGAAGGTTAACCTCACCGCACCCGGCTGCCCCACGGAGGTCCACAAATACGCCACGGGTGGCGCGGGCACCAGTGCGAGTCCCTGGACCGGCTTTGAGCATATTTTTAGCCTCAGTCAGTATGAGTATGTCTTCACGAATGGCTTTTTCCAGGTGTCGGGCGCGACACCCATCGTGCTGAACACCTCCTATCCTGGTCATGAGATTATCTCAGGGGCGTACACTGTACGGGGGGCCGGTGAGGGCGTCACGATTATTCGGTTTGCCCCGACAGCCAATGATCAGACCATGTTTACGTTGGGCAGGACGGACAAGGAAAGTCTCGCTTTTAGTTTCCACGATATGTCGCTGTGTAGTACCAGTGCCTATAATGCCTATGTCAAAAAAGCGTTGCACCTCATTGACGTGTCGGCAAGCCACGTCTACAACGTCACGATTGGCTGTCCCGAATATGCCTGGACTGATACGAGCCGGGCCAGCATCGGCTTTCACCTCGAAGGCCGGGATACGAGCGATTATGGCCCGCTGTTCATTCAAGCCGACCGTCCCATGGTCCTGGCGGGCTCGCCCGCAGAAGGGTGCGGCACGGGGGGCTTCTGCAATATTGACCGCAGTATCTTCCACGATCTCTACCTTGTGGTGACAGGCATCGGGGGCACCTATGGCCATGGGGGGTATGCCGGCGATCCTCCCGCCTATCACCCGAACATTGAGATTGATCCTACTGTGGGATTATCGCGCAATGTCTTTCGCAATATTGTGTGCAATGGGGGCACGAACTGTATCCTCTATCATGGGACCAATCCCAATCCCGGCTTTGGCCCGAACATTTTTGATATGCTCTTTTTTGAACAGTGGTTCATTGCAGATCATACGCAATATAATGTCGCCAGTTATCTCCAAAATCCCGCCAACTGGGGGTATGTCCTTGACCTCCAAACGGACACTGACGGAGGTGCGGCGCCGATTGTCAATACCGTTATCATGAATGTCTATACGAACGGCGCCAATCTGCTCAAGCTACGGGGGCAAAACGGCGTGACCCTCGACAACATCAAGTATGACGGCAATTTCAGTGCAGACGGCTATTGCGCAGGCTCGAATCCCACCTATCCCTGCACCGTCTGCCCGAATGCGCTGGTAGACAATCTGTGCCCCAACACGCCGACCCCGAAACCGACGATTGCCGCGCCCATGATCCTCGATATTGACAAAACCACTGGCGGGGGCGTCAATCAGGATAACGCCAACATCCTGTGCCGTAACTGTGTTGCTGTCACCGGTAAAGTTATTCTCTCCAGCAATCTGTCTATTGTTGATATTGTGAAGCCTGACTTAGCGTTCTATCCGAACAATCCGTTTCCCAGTCCGACGCGGGTCGTGTGGGACAAAACCAGCGGATCCGCTGGCACGGCAGGCACGTATAGCTGGACCCCTGCGCTGCACTGCGAGGGCGGCGAGCCAACGCTCGCGGTGGCAGCGGCAGCAGGACTCGTAACGATCCAGACGAGTGGCGACAAGAAACTAGTGACATATCAGGGCTTCTATGCCCTGTCGTCGAAAAGTGGTGGCAGCGGCAATGCCTATATTGGCCCCACGCCGTTGGACAATTTTCCTACTCCCAGCAATACGGCGAACGTCCATCATGCTGTGGCGATTGGCAAATATCTCGGCGTGACGTTCACGACCGGCGAGACGCAACTCGTAGCCTTTTTGCCGCAGAATGATACCCGCATTGTCCTGGCAGAAGGCGGCCTACCCGCTGCGACGGGGAACAACAATTTTCTGTTATGCAGCCAGCTCGGGAGTGGGTTTTCCATGATGTTCAGCGGCTCCTATGTGGCAGATTAAAGTACGGGCGGGAGCCGAAAAATATTGACCGTCGTAGACACTTCGGCTCCCGCCTGAGACGCAAACAAGATGAGTCGCCCATCGACGGCAATCCGCAACGTGAGGGGGACGCGATCACTGCGCACCACGGCAAACGGGCCGGTGAGGACAAAGTGGGACTGCCCAATGGCGGAAGGCCCGCCAACGATAACGAGCCCCATATCCACCAAGAGCCCGCGATGACTAAAAGTCAGTGTCGCCATCCCTGCGCAGGTGAAGGTGAGGGTGCCTCTGGAAGAAGCACTTACCCCGCAGTCGTGCGTAACGCCTGCGAGGGTGAGTTGGCCCGTGCGTGCCGTGAGAAAGGTCAGGGTCGCCGCCTCTGCCCCACCAGGGGGACCAAACCCACTCGCGGGGACCATCTGGAAGGGAATACCGAGGAGGACAGGCATGGTGGTGTCATCCAAGACCACGGCCACATCCAGCAACCCGCGTGCGAGCACCTGCACCAGCGTCACCTGCCCCTCGTCCGCTGGACAGCAGCTGGTCGTGGTCGTGACCCGATACGTGGCGACGAATGAAAGCCCATCTGTGCTCAGTGTGCCCGTGAACGTGCTCACGCCACCTGTGATCCACAGCACCTGCCCACTGACCTGCGCCCCGTCCTGGCGTAGTTGGAGCACGCCCGTCGTATAGCACTGTGATCTGGTAAAGGTGGCACCTGTGGTCTCAGCGATGCCAGGCGGCGCTATCTCGACATCAGCAGCCCCGCCGGCTGAGGGTGTCGTGGTACTGACCCACGTCCCACGATAGAGACCAACCATCTGCGCTTGCTGGGCAGGGGGCGGAGGAGCGCCTGGTGGTGGGGCACTCGTCCCGGTCGTGGCTGACGGGGCGCCACTGGTCGTGCTGCCACCAGTCGTACTGCCTCCACCGCCAGAGCAGGCCGTAAGGAGGAAAAGGAGCCCCACAGCCAGATGGACGCGAGGGCGCAAACGTGGTAGACTCCGCATGGTGATTCCCCACCTGCTTGTGGTTAGCGCTGCCGTGAGCACTGAACCCCCTGGTTCCCACCCAGGGGGTTTCTTTTTGTGGGCTGGCAGGGTAGCATGGTGGGGGACAAAAAGGCAAGGGGAATCGTCAATGCCATGCGTCACCGAGGCAGTATTTCTCCTTTCATAAGAAGCGCCAACTGTAGAACATAGACAAGCCATGCGCAGAGCACTACAAAAACTCCGATCTTCTGCATACGTGTCGTGATCAGTGGCCTCCGTGGCATGGGAGTACTGGTATACCAAACAATAACTTTTCTT